ATCTAGCTGGGGATTGATTTGTTGTGTTTAGTTGAGGCATTAGTGGAGAAGACCACGCATTGGTACCAGCTTGCCCATTGGGGGTCTGACCGCCAAGTAATGATTGCTTCTGTTCTGGTGATAGCTGTTGAGCCACATTGCGTGGCACAACGAACTCTCCGGGTGTTAGTCGGGCTGTGACTGTATCCTGTTGTCCTGTAAACTGACCGGGTACATTACCGGAAAGAGGCATTTGCCTCCGCATGTCTGCAAGAAAGCTATTGGGAGGACTTTTACCCCATCTTGGCATTAGTTTTGTCCTCTCTGAAATTTACGTAGTGGCATTTAGGAAACTCAACTTCTCGATATCGCCGCTGATGGTGAAGACCACGGGAAACTCCCTACATAAGATGAGGGTTTCTTATAAAGATTAAACTTTTGACCTATCTGTAGTGCCTTACTTTGCCCTTGACCACTTAGAGATTGAAAGGGCATGTATGATCCCACCTGACCCAGCGATGGTTGAACACCTCCAAGTCCACCTCCAAACATCTGTGACATACTTGGCAGAGCCGCTCCTGCTCCTGCGGCCTGTCCAGCAGTAGGTGCCGCCTGATAAACTAAGTCCGGAATACCGCCCTCGGGTTTAAGAGCGAATGCTTCTTTACCAGCTCCATACGGACTTAGCCCGCTAGGTGGGGCGGGTAATTCCAAAGCACCCGTAGCTAGTTCTTCTGGTATTGGGACATCCAAGCTCAATGCCTTACTAAGCGCCTGTTCACCAACCTCAGACTGTTTTGAGCCAAATAACTTGGCAAAATCAGCCATATTGACAAGTGTATCTGCGGCGGCAAAAGCCTGTGCCCCGCTTATCATCTGTTTTATACCGGAAGGAGAAAGGAAATCTGCACGACCAACGCCTTCGTATACACCTTCCATCACGTCCTTCATGGTTTTCCGTCCCCTTTCAAGACCTGCCGCCGCTTCTTCAGAGCGTTTCCGTTCTTGCTTTAAGAACTCAGCATCCGGCTCTTCTATAAACTCGAACTCTCCGGGGGCTTGCTCCAGCTCTGTGGCTAATGTTTTTCGACCTTCCTTAGTTGCACCCGATGCAGCCTTCGCAAGCATTGCGGCCCGCAGTACGTTTTTACCTGTTTTTGTTTTTCTTAAGGTTTGATAACCTTTTCCTAACTTTGCAAGCTTACCACCCTCCGTAAAAATTTTAAGACCTTTAAAGGCCGTCCCGGCGCCACCAGTTGCGACATTTAACGCTATTTCAAATGCTACGGTTTTTAACAAATCGCCCCAAAACTTTTTAGTAGACTCCTTTTTAGCTCCTCGTCCAGCTTTAGCGTATGCCGCTTTTGACGCTATCTCTTGCTGTCCCAGTCTGGCAATCTCGTCTTCAATATTTTCTTTCTCTTGAGTGTATTTAAGACTAGCCGCTGTCCTACCTTTAGTACCAACAAGGTCTTGTTGTGTCTCAAAAGATGTCTTCATTGCTTCAAACATGCTTGGCATAATAAAACTTCCTTATGTTAAATCTTCCCAGTTGCTCCCACTCACTTCTACGGGTAGGAACTCTGAATAGTATAGCTTGGCACCCAGACGTAAATAGAGCCGGAGATGTTTCCCCGGTAAACGTGCGTATCTCCGCTCACCATCAGCCATTTGACTTAGTGATGGTGGATGCTCTGAAATAGAGATAGGACTCTGGGTACTGTTCTTTAATCTTCTTTCCTCTGCTGTTAAAGGCATTAGCTCACCCTCGTGTACAGTGGTCTGTATTCCACTGCCATGTCGTTGATCTGAACACCCTCTGAAGTCCCTGTGGCGTCTGAGGGATTCAGAATCTTAAATCTTATGCTTTGACAGGATATAGGACTACTGGGTCTGGCCCGAACCTTCTTCCAGCCGGTGCCAGTACCAGTGAAATTGCCTGTAAGCTGACTTGAAAAGCTTGTACCGCCATCAGTAGCATAGTATACTGGCTGTGTCTGGTCATTATCACTCTTATATGTAAGCGTTACGCCATAAACCTTCTTCTTTCTACCCGGCTCACCAAAATCAATGTCCTTTGTCACCACTGCAAACTTGGTAGTAGCCACATCCCTTAGAGCATCTGACCATTCTTTTACATTGTAAGCATCAGCAACAGCATTCCAGTCGTTACCACCGGTCATGTCGTCCCAGTTTGTTTGTACACCGTTCCAGACTAGATCACCTGTGGTCTTGTTTGAATAGACCGTGACCATATTTCCGTTCCAGTCATGTACCATGTTGGTTCGGTTAAAGTTGTCACCAAAGGCTGATTGCCCGTATGTCCATGAGTTGGTACGGAAGTCATATACATACACATCACCACTACTGGCAAATGCATCTTTTAATATGACCAGATAATACTTTTTAGGATTGTACCCGATGAGAGTATCCCGCTGAAAGAAAGACTGCCATGTGGCTTCATCAACACGGTTCAGCAACAGGTTCCTCACTTCACGACCGTCATACAGGTAAACACCAAACTTGTTGCACCAAGCGATCCCGAACTCTGTCTTGGTGGTAGCATAGGGATGTTCCACACCCACAAAATCTTTAATATCCTCCACATACCAGTTAGCTGGGGATGGGGAAGCTATGTTAATGATATACATCTTCTTGTTCTTGAAAGCCAGTAATCGGTCTGAAAACTCCTGAAGGCTGGTAAACTCCTCAGCATCACCCTTCACAACATCCACAAAGAAACTTCTGGGAAATGTATCAAATTTGCCGATAGGTGTGTACATGAGCCGATCACGCATCTGCACAGTCTGACCCTCCTCATTCTGGGTCTTTACATTGGCTACAAAACATCGCCTGTTAGCCACCACGGCCGTCTTGTACCCTTCACCCACACCGGATATAGTTATCTTCTTCTCGTCATGAGAGAATCCATTTAGAATCTCATAGGTCTCAAGGCTTGGAGATAGTGATTTAACCGTATTGACATGAACCTGATCCCCGCTATTTAATGCCCAAGCGGCGTAATCACCTGATGTTTCCGCCCGAACACCGTCTGCAAGATCAATATCCATCAGTAATGCCCAAGGATCATCAGTGTCATCTTTACGTATATATATCCTTGCACCACTTACCCTCTCATTAAAAGGAGCTGTAGCTCTTACACTAACTGAAAGTGTATAATTGTTACCACCCGGTGTATGGGTATTATTGGATGTGGGAACGTAGAGTAAAGACTCTTGATTGCCATCATATATAAAACTAGCGGCTATCTGATAGGCTACCGCTTCATAAGTACCGCCAGATGTTACATCAGCAACGGTAAGGTTAAAGCCAACCGCCTCACTACTAACAAGACTGGGATATCCAGAAGTAATAGCAAGGGTTGAAGGTGCCGCAAGGTCATTTGAGTTGTCATACCAGTTTTTAAATCTTGTATTAGCTGTAAGTCTTAGTGATCCAAAATGCTGTCTCTGTACGAAACCATACCAGCGAGGCTCCGTAGCCGCTCCAAGTGACGCATCAGCGACCCTAAGAGCCTCATCAGCGAAATAAAATACACCCTGTGTTAGCTTGGTAATAGATGGTGTACCGGATTCGTTAGCGTCTGTAGTCATAAGACCACTATGGTCTAATGTAATGGTATGATTTGCTACATTGAACACCCTAACCGCATTTAGGTTGTTAGCCTTATTTTCGTCAACACACCCAGCAATACCAAGTATATCACCCTTTCTAAAGCCAGAGGAAAGAAAAGTCTGTACCCCGGCATCTGATACAATGGTATCCTTGGCGTCTGATCCAGAGTTGTCATTGAAAGCAAGATTATTAGCGGAGTAGCTTTTAGATGTAACAGTTCCTAGGTCTATAGCCCCAGCGGTAAAGGCATCTCCCTTCAGATCATACAGATCAACTGTAGCAGTCTTTGAGTCCATGACCGCCAGCCAGTTCTCACCAGTGTCCAAACCTCCGCCTATCCTTGTAATGGTAACCGTTCCCGCCTCGTTAGCGTCATTGGTAAACACACCATCTTCTTCAAGTGTGATTGTGTTAACTGTCACACTTTTAATTGTCAAACCTGCTAGGTTATTTCCAGTTTCGTCTGTACAGCCAGTAATGCTAATAATATCTCCAGCCTGAAAGCCCAATGAAACAAAAGTGCTATCATCATCTACTATAGTATCGTTATCGCCAGCCTGTGAAAAAGCTAACTTGTTTGTAACAAACGTAGGCGCCAATGCTGGAACATTCTCATGATCTGACCCAAACACAAAAGAACCATAGCCGGGTGTTACATGTCCAGCCGTATCACTGGGAACATCACTATGGGCTACATCCCCACCCATGGGTCTGATGGAGCGCCTTTTGTCCATCACCGCATTGTTAACCTCCGAGATTTCGTTCTCGCCGATATCACGTGGATCAACAGCGTCGTTTAAACCGCCGGAGAAGTCGTTCATGTTATAAAACGCTCTAGGCATGCGTTGCTCTCTTTACCCAACCATAATAATATTTTTCCAGCTCAGGCCTTGTCATAGCTAATCTGGCATATTCCATAATTCTGTACGCTCTCAATCTATCAGGCTCTAATTTTACAGTCGCTTTAATTGTGTTTGGCCCCACTTTACCATCCACTTTAATCTTGTCTTTGTTCTTCCCATTACATGCACGTTGAAGTATCTTGGCGGACTTCGCTATACCCTGATTAACTACCATGTCAAAGTACTGACCTTGTAATTTATCTGGCAATCGCTCAACTTTGGCTGGCAACCAATACTCATCTTTATATATTTCTACGGCATCATCCATTGTAAGGTTCTTTATATCAACCTTTGGATATGCTTTTTTAGAAATGCCGTACTTAGTTTCTCCGCCGGGGTCATCAGGGTCGTTTACATACCCTCCCTCACGACCAATTACCTTAGTTATCTCTTGGTAAAACGGCATTATTTTTTCTTCATTACTCTTACGCCCATTAAAACCTTTTTGACAGATGTCCAAACAAGGTCATCCATCTTACTCGGTGACATGGCTACGATTTTGTCGACCACCATAACGGCAATCATTATATATTCCCAGTTACCCATCATATAGTCCATTATAGACCTCCTACAATTAATGCTGTTCCAATACCAGCAGTGAGGATTCCCTCCACAAGCTGATTACGAGGGATTTCTAATCCCATTAAACTATACGGGCCTTTCTGTGGAAATAGGTCATTAGAAAACACATAGTTCAATGCTCTTTCATATATCCAAGTTCCCGTAAGCCACGACCCCGTTAATATCATGGCAAAATTTAGTGGCTCAGATGAAATCATATATGCACCGGCAACGGCACCAACCGTGCCAATATTCTCTCCAAGTCGCCAAGCATGATAATCTAGTACTCCTTCACCCTTACCTTTATGCTCACAAATAAGTTTGTTTTCTTTTCTTCTGTCCGAGTTTGCAAAAGTGTATCCCTCTGTACATCCCTCGCTGAACCAATAAGTCCACATACTTGCTATAAATACTGTTTCCCACATAAGCACTCCAATTAACCTTTGTATAATATCCAAGCTGATGCGTCAAAGTCTTTGTGTAAGAATCCATGTTGCGATGGGTTTTCAGATGTCTTCTCCTCTTTGGGGCTAAGTATATTGTCTGGCCCATTTGAACTTTTCCAGCTACATCCTTCATAGAAAAACATAATAAAAGCAAACACACCAAACATTCCTATGAATCCACCGAGCATATTTCCTAAATCCCCAGTATTATCAGCCCATTCTTTCAATCCTTTACGCCAATCTTCCATCTCTTTAATATCTCTTTCCGTTATTTCGGGTTTTCCTCTCCATGTTTTTACTATCCTCAAAAGACTATACTACCTATCTAATATAAATCAATCTATAAACACAATATCTGCCATATCCAGAAGATTGCTTTTTATTCTTTATCATTTTTACTGGCGTTACCGCATGTTTTATAAAAGATGGAAATATAAGAAGCATATTGTGCTTATACGGCACTTCTATATCATAATCGGTAAAAACTAAATCCCCACCTGTGAAAGATTTTGGTTCTTTATTAAACCAACACAATAACGAAACAGTCGCAATGTCTGTATGAGACTCATAGAAATCTGTATCTTCATAATAGCCAATTCGAGTCATATCACCATTGGTACAAGACATACATTGATAAAAGAAACTCATATCTTTCAACGTGTCCATACATTTTTCGTCTTTATATATTCCATCAAAAATAGTTAAAATATCAGAATATTTTCTATCCGTATAACACGAATCTAGGGTTACTCCTATATTTTGTTTTTTTGGTGGATTGTCTCCCATTGGCGGTATAAGCTCCAATTTGCTTCCAGAGGTAAAAAAATCTAACTCTCTAAAAATTAAATCTACATTTTCTTTAGAGAAATAATCTTCTACCATCAAATATGGTATTGGCTCTTTAGTTTCTAAGAAATTCAACTATTTACAGCCACAGTTCTCACATTCACAGTTCTCACATTCACATTCATTAGTCATTTTAATTACATTTCCTATCGTTTTCTTATTCCAATTTTTTCCAATAAAGATTTATTCTCTTGTATAAGCGCTTCGTTATGATGCTCAATCTCTTCTACATGCTCTTTTTCCATCTGGTCTAGCCTCATCTGTATCCCTACTATCTCATCGTGTATCTGCGTTATCCTAGTCCCGTGGTCATCAAGTGTGCTACTGAC